GCTTTTTGACTGTCCGCGCTGGACTTCAACGAGGTTATATGGACGAACGGCATCTGATAAATCCGCTGGGGATACGACTGGCTTGCTCAGTGGCAATGATTGCGATGGGCGCGGCGTTAGCTATAACGCTCTGCGATTGGCACGCACGGAAATTCAAAAAGCTCACGCTCTCGCTACGGACAAACTCCTAGCCTCACAGCCCTGGGTTGAGAAGGAACAATGTCACCTTTCGGCGGCGCATCCTGAGGCTGATGAATGCGATGATGTGATTGCAGGCGGTGAGAACGGTCAGGGCATTTATGAAGTAGGCACAATTGAGTACCCGCTTCATCCGCAATGTTTTTGTTATAAGACTGCGGTGGTGATGGATGAGAAGGCTTTTACAGATCAACTCAATGGCTGGTTGAATGGCGGAAGTTACCCCGAGATGGATTCGTACAAGTCCATGATCGGCGGGGATGTGAATGTTTCATTAATGCCGAATGCGTACAGCCTAGCGGTCTGGTTGTTCGGCGATGAATTGAAAGGATTACTGCAATGACATTATCCAGTGACCTGAAAGCAGCCTTGACCGCAGACACAGCATTGATGGCTTTGTTGACGGGCGGCATTTTCGTGGATGTGGAGGAAATTTCACTCCAGAAGACGGCGGCGGCGTTTGATAGCAATAAAGAGATCAAGCCCTGCGCGTTGATCAAGCTGCCGAATGAGGTGCCCACTGGACCGTATAAAACCAGCGTGCGGACGACGTTCGTGATCTATTTTTATCAGCGCTCGGGCTATGCCACAATCGCAAGCGCAATGGCGCTGGCATACGCCGATTTGAACGAGAAACAAATTGGAACCAATGTTTGGAATATTGAGTTCGTTTCAGCAGTGCATCAACAGCGAGACCAGGCTTTGGATTGTCCGCTTGGGTCGTTGAGATTTTCAGCAGTCCGCAAATTATAGACAAGGAGAATAGGTTATGACAATAGGAACTGATGGTAAGCCGTTTGGTCTCAAAGAGATCGTGGTGGTTTCCTACGACGGCGTGACTGCAATTTCATTGCCCGCAGCTTTGGAATTGGAGTTTGAGGAAACCGTGGTGAGCGGTGAGTTTTTCGGCAATGATGAATTGCAGGGACTCGTCACCCAGCCTCTTGGCGTGAAAGGCAAGTTCAAGGCGGGCGGTATTCCGCTCGATGCGTATGCCCTGATGACGGGGCACACGTTTTCCCCGACTGGGGTCACTCCCAATCAGGTGGGCACGCTCGAAGGCGATTCGCCCACCTTCCCGTATTTCAAAGCCTATGGCAAATCCCTGGGTGATGTGGGTGATGACATCCACGTCAAGTTGTTGAAGATCAAGCTGACTGGCTCGCCGAAAGGTTCATTCAAGCGCGGTGAGTTCTTCATGCTTGAGGCGGAGTTTGCGGGCGTGAAAGTTGGCGGTAAGGCGTATGAGATCGCCGCCAATGAGACCACGACCGCCCTGCCTGGTGCGACCGCTTCGGCTCCCGCGTTCACGTTGACCCCTGTCCCAGCGGATGCGGCAACTGGAATCGTGGTTTCCTCGAATATCGTCCTCACCTTCAGCAATGCGCTGAGAGTTGGCGCTGAGAATGCAATTGTGATGACCACTGTGGCGGGCGTGCCGAAGGCTTGCGCTCGTACCATTGACGCGGCACGCAAGGTTGTGACGTTGAACCCGTCAACCGATATGGCTGGGGCAACCGAGTATTTGATCGTGGTGCCTGGTGTGGTGGATTCGTTCGGTCAGACGTTGGCTGATACCGTGGTGAATTTCACAACGGCGTAAAAGTGCAAGGATGAATTATGAAGGATGAATGATGAAAGTCATTCATCCTTCGGAAAGTAGAAAAAGCAATGAATAAAAATACCAAAAGTTTAGAACAGTCACAAACTGCAAAACGGATAAACCTAGCTGATTGGCGCGCTTCGCGTTTGCATGAGTTGACCCTGCCCAGCGGACTGACCGCAACCGTGCGCGATGTGACGATGACCGATTTGTTGCTCACTGGCAAACTACCCGCCTCGTTTGTTGAGATGGCAACTGATGCCGCAGAGAGCGGTGCAAGCGGATTGGACTTGAAAGCGCTTGCCGAGAATGGCGCGGAGTTCAAGACCATGCTCGATGCGCTGGTAAACATTGCGCTGGTTTCGCCACAGATCGGCACAGTGGCTGATGACAGCCACATCACGCTCGATGAGCTTCCCAACGATGACAAGATGGAGATCTTCAATCATGTCAATCGGGAGGTAACTGCTTTGCAGTCCTTTCGTGAAGGACAAGACCAACCTGTGGCGGCTGTATAGTTCTGCGACCGCTTACGGAAAACGCCCGAGTGATTTCGTGCAATTGGAAACCGAGATCGCGGCGTGGGCGTTGGATGAAGCCTGTTTGATGACGGGCAGAAAATTTGAGAATATGCTGAACGAAGGCAAGAACCCATTCAGTGATTTGTCAAAGGTCGAAGGTCAAAGGTCTTATGCGCCTGTGGCGAGCGGACAGATCAAACGAGTGAAGATCAACCCAAATGGAACGTGGTGAGTGAACTATGGCAATTCAATTAGGTAGTGCCTACGGAAAAGTAAATATTGACTCAAGCGGTGTGAAGAAAGGCGTTGGGGAAGCCAATCAGAGCCTGGGTTCACTGGAGAATTCCGCCAAGAAACTTGGAGCGACCTTGCAGAATATAGGCAAGGCGATGACTGTTGCCATTACCATACCGATGGCTTTGATGGCAAAAGAAGCGGTGATGACGGCTTCCGCTTATGAAGAAAGCCTGAATAAAATGAATGTGGTATTTGGCGAAAATTCCGATGTGATAAAGGAATGGTCACTGGACGCCGCTAAAAATCTAGGTATGTCACAACAACAGGCGCTTGAGGCGACTGGCACCTTTGGAAATCTATTTACGTCCATGGGGCTTGGCAGGAAACCCGCAGCGGATATGTCAATGGGTTTAGTGCAACTGGCTGCTGACCTGGCTTCGTTCAATAATTTAGATCCAGCTTTAGTATTAGAAAAATTGCGTTCAGGCTTAGTCGGTGAAGTTGAACCTTTGCGAACATTGGGTATCAACCTTACGATGGCAGCCACAAAAACAAAAGCACTTGAGATGGGGCTGGCAGATGCAAATGGTGAACTTTCACAATCAGCATTATTACAGGCACGTTACGCGTTGATGCTTGAACAATCTACGAATGCGCAAGGCGATTTTGCTCGTACCTCTGAGGGACTTGCAAATTCACTGAAAACATTCAAGGCGACATGGGGAGATACTCTCAAGATTTTAGGCGAGCAACTTGTGCCGATTGTTACCAAAGTGTTGACAAAACTGAATGAATGGCTAGATTGGTTCAATAAAGCTGATCCTAAAACTCAAAAGTTTATTGAAATAATCTTATTGATTGTTTTTGTTGCTGGTCCGCTTTTATTTCTATTTGGAAAAGCATTGCCATTGGCGTTTAGTGGTGCAACTAAAAGTCTCAATCCATTCTCAGGTGGGATATTTGGATTGGTTGGAACATTTGTCAAATGGGTTGGTATCGCCGCAACAGTTGTAAAGGTTCTGGGTTTTTTAGGGATTTCAACAGGTGCAGCGGGAACATTCATAACTGGACTTGCGACAGCAATTGGAGGCGTTGGATTATCAATCGCGGCAGTTGTTGGTCCCATACTATTGATTATTGGCACGCTTGTTTTGCTTTATCTGGCATTCAAAAATAATTGGTTCGGCATCACCGATACGGTCAAACAGGCATGGTTTTTGATCGGCTATTACCTGAATCAAATGGTGCAAAAGATCGGAGATTTCTTCAAAAAGATCGATTGGAAGGCTTTTGGACGGTGGATGCTGCAAGGGCTTGCCAATGGAATGCTTGGCGGTATTCCGATGATCGTTTCAGCGGCAATGCAGGCAGGACAGGCGGCATTAGCGGCGATAAAAAGGTCGCTTGGGATATCTTCACCTTCCAAAGAATTTATGAAACTTGGCATTTTCAGCGGTGAAGGATTTCAGAACGGGTTGAGAAACGCGATGAACCCGAATGATATTGCGCGCACCATGGCGAAGCCTGTACAGAACATGAGTTCCAACAATTCAACGCGCACCACCATCAATTTGAGCGGCGGTCTGACCCTCAATGATGTGGATCGGCTGATGGATGCGAAGATCAACCGCTTTGCAAAGAACGCACTGGGAGGCATCTAATGGCAAGTGACTTCAAAATCGGCACAACCGCAGGCGGTATCACCAGCCTGGATGCGCTGGCGACGCCCTGCCCTGACCCGCAATGGGAGTTCCAGCAATATCGCAAGATGGATAAGCTGGCGGATGGCTCCATGCGCGGGCGCGGTCCCATCACCATCACCTGGACGTTTCCCCTGATCTCTGATGCGCAAGTTGCGGTATTGGCGGCGTTTATTTCAACCAGCGCGGTCTACATCCAAAGTAAAAAACGCGACGGCACAACCGCCATTTACGAAACGACCATGAACTGGACTGATCCGCGGCAAGACGGCGATCACATGAACGGGTTAGTGGGCTACCGTACCAACATTGCAATCGAATTTCTGGCGTGGGCAGTGGTGACACCATGAGCAACTTCGCCGCGCGCGCCGCAACCGCTCCCGAGCTGGTCAAATTCCGCAGTGCGAATCAGGCTGTGAAATTGGGCTTGGCAATTCAGCACCCTGCCATGGTCTACACGGCGCGAGTCAACCAAACATTTACCACGCTCGACGGCGTGGCGCAGCTTACCTACGACAGCGCACTTGGCACGCTGGCTGATGTATTGGCAGGCATGACCGTTTACATCGGGTCGAGCGCAGGCGCAAGCGATAAGGGCATTTGCCGCGTGCGTAAACTGCCCACGGCTGATACGCTCTACATCAACCAGGTCAGCGATATTCAATTTGCTGATAATGATTACCTAACCATCGTCAATGCCTTCGGCTTATGGCAAAAAGACATCACGCTCACCGGCGGCGTGATCCGCATGGATTTTGACATTGAGTTTGGAGCCTACACCAACGGCGGAGTCATTCCACGCATTGCGCCGCAGGTGGCTGTTTTGCATCTGGCGGCGGGCGTGGCTGAATTCATTCCGCCTGACCCGACACTTTCGGCATGTTACGACGATGAAACCGTTGTCAGTTATTTGTACGAAGCCCCGGGCGCAGCCGATACCTACGATATGGACACATCCGCCCCCAGTTGGACTTATGAAGCGGCGGGCGAATATCGCTGGAGCTGTTCCATCACAGACAGCGCAGGGCGCGTTTCTACATCCTATAGATGGATTTTTGTAGACCCTGACCCCATTCCTTTCAGACTGGAGGCTTGCAGCGGCGATTATGGCGAAGGCGGCTGGACTTTCGAAGTGAAGTGCCTGGCTGATGTGGCAAAGACCGAAGTGGTTGACCGCGCGTTGTGTGTGCTGTATGCCACCGATTATTATGACGGCGTGGAAGGTTCGGTGGGCAAGATCGCGGGCTATGAAAATATCGTCTGCATTGGCTGGATAGACGGCGAATCGATCAGCTTTGACAGTGGCAGCGGTGAGGTAACTTTCAGCGTCAAGAGCGCGGCGCATTGGATGAACAAGATCCGCGCATTCCCGTTTGAATTGCAGGATGTGAGCGGCGTGCCTGCCAACTGGAAACAGATCAAAGAAATGACAGTGGATAAAGCCCTGGCGCATTTGCTGTATTGGACATCCACGGCAACCAGCGTGATGGATTGTTTCTTCACCGATGATATTACGCGGCTCAAAGTGCTGGCAAAGCCTGTGGGGTCGCTCTATGAACAGATCAGCGCGATTGCGTTGAATACCATTTTTGCAACTCCGCTGGTGAATTCATACGGTCAGTTATACGTGGAGATTGACAGTCAAATGATCGCCGCCAGTGAGCGCGCATCCCTGCCGGTGGTGATGGACATCACCGAATTAGACCGCGGGGACGGCTTGGAGATCATCCGCAACACCAGCGCCAAGACAGCCATGATCGAGCTTTCAGCCGCTTCGGATTATGATGGCGCCACCGCCGCCCCGATCTATTCACATGCGCCGGGCGTCATCCCAAAAACGCATGGAGATATTGCCTCCTTCGACGATTACATTATCTTCGACCAGGATGAATGCAACCGCATTGCAGGCTGTTTGATGGCGGTCAGCAATAACGATTACGAGCCGTTGGATGCGAGCCTCGCGGAAAATAACCGCCTGCTGGATATTGCTCCGCGCATGTATTGCACGCTGACGATTGACTCGGCGGACAATCCGCGTGGGGTGGGGCTGACAGCCGCCCGCTTGATTCCGCGCAAGGTGGAACTGGTGCAAGATGAAAACAGTTTGCAGACGCATGTCACATTTGAACTTGAAGCCATCGGCGTGGATGGCGTGACCTATTATCCTCCGCCCGTGGTGCAAAACAATCTTGGCGATTATGGCATTGGCGATGTGGGTTTTGACTTCCCGAATGCAAACCTCGGCGATTGGTTTCCAGACACTGTTCCAAATCCAGTGCCAGGCGCGGGTTGTGGCAGTGAATTCAATTCCTTTGGCGTTAGTTGGGATAAGAGCGAGATTCGTGGCGATGATGTTCCACCCGTGGCGAAAATATATTTTCCGTGCCGCGTGCGCCCGAAATCATACAACTACGCATCTCCAAGTAAATTAGTTATTGACCTGCATTATTACGGTGATGCGGCTGGCAAGGTCGCTTTATACGGGGTCAAAAGTGGGGCGCGTGTGGTGACTGCGGGCGCAAACTTTGAGTTTGATCCAATCTCACCAGTAGAGGTTGATGGATTTGAACTGGAATTACAAGCAGGTCTAGGCTCGCCTGTGGCATACGTTCCTATGGAGGTAATTTCAAGCGGCAGTGTGCAAGCTGTCAATGATAGCGGCGTCACGATCAACGGTTTGGAAGTTGGTAAATATTACGCGGTTGAAGGTTTGGGTGGTCCCTGGGATAACGATATTGTCACCCCGATCAACGGCATACTTTATACCTATTCGGCTGATGTAGATGGCGGTGGGTTCAGCGGTAGTGTGGGCTGGGTCACATGGAATGGATTTCAAAGTAATATTTTCGCAAATGCCAATCCCAATGGGTGTATCTTCTCAGAACGCATTGGGTCAACGCATTATGGAAGATCTTATTTTCTGGCTGGGCAGACTTCCATAGCCTACCGTGTTGCAGACTCTTTATTTACAGATAATGGCGGTTCGCTTGGTTATTTGTTGCGCAATGTGCGCGTTGATGGACGCAGGGTGACACTTGGCAGTACCAGCGTCAATAATGTTTGTCCGTTGGAGTGAGATGAACGCGATCAAAATATTCTCGAACAAAATCAAGCTGCGTTTGGCGCTCAAACAGGATGAGACCCAGCGTCAGCCTGGCGTGTTGGGTGATGGCTTTGGCGCTGTGACGGTGCCCGGACTGAGTAATTTCAACTATGTCACCATCGGCGATAAGGTTCTGCCTGTGTTCAATAACCGCGTGCCTGCCCAGGCGGGCATCAAGATTTGGGTGGGATACGAGCCAGACCAAAGCGATAAGGTTTACAAAAATAAATTATTTCAGGTGCTTTCCACACGAAGCGAAACTCCTGCGGGTGTGGAAGTTGGCTATGTGGGTTATGCCCCCGCGAAACGTTATGAATGGAACGCCTCGGGCGGCGGGCAGGATCCGCTGAGTGTGCATCTGCGCGCATTCTCTCCGCTGAAGCTGGGCGTTTCGAGCGCTGGCGGAATGAACGTTGAGCTTTACAAAGGCAACGTCAACGATGGGACTGATTTCATCCCGATTGCGCGCCAAAATATAAACTTGAGCGCGCACATTCCCACCACGGCGGGCAAGGCGGCGCTGGTGATGATCAGCATTGACAACACAGGCGCAATCATTCAGACCAAGGGCAGTGAGGTAGACATCACTGCGCTGGCTCCGAGTGACCGTCCTTCAGTTCCAGCCGATACATTGTTTGTCTGCGGCTGCGTGCGCGTCTATTATGGTCAAACTGCGATTCAAGAAGGACGCATCAATACTGATTTTGATGATCTACGTTTTCCAGGACTGTTTGGCGGTGGAGGCGGCGGTTCTGTAATCTTCCAACGTAACCTAACCGCAGATTTATCACTGGCGGATGGGGAAAGCCTAGTCGTGGCTGATTATATAAACTATGGAAATTATGCGATCACCTTTATTGGTGACGCGGAGGTAATGCTACTATGACAGCAGGGATAAGTAAATTAAGATTGTACGTGGAAGAATACGCGGCAGGCGAATCGCCAGCTACTCCTGGAGTTGGTGAATGGGCGTTATTTTTTCGTCCCGATGGGGCATACACAAAGGACGACGCTGGTACTGTCGCAGGACCGCTCGGAACAGGGGGTAGTGGGATATCAGATGGGGATAAGGGTGACCTTACCGTATCAGTGGGCGGAACTGTCTGGACAATTGACGCTGGTGTAATAACATTGGCAAAAATGGCAAATATGGCGACTGCGTCATTGCTTGGACGAAGTACCGCAGGTGATGGGGCGCCAGAAATATTATCAGCGAGTACTGTGCGTACCCTGCTTGATTTGGTTGTTGGCACAAATATCCAGGCATACAATTCCGTACTTACCACCCTTGCTGGAGCGAGCGCAAACGGGCAGAGCCTAATTACCGCCGCCGATTATGCAGCCATGAAAGCCCTTCTCGATTTGGAGATTGGTATTGATGTACAGGCGTATGATGCAGACCTTACTGCATGGGCAGGCAAGACTGCGCCAACAGGGACTGTACTTGGAGAAACCGACATACAGACCCTGACCAATAAACGAATCACAAAACGAGTTGCAAGCGCGACCGATGACGCGACCGCTGTTATTGATTCGGACAGTTACGATGAGTATTATTTGACCGCCGTTGCAAATGCGACTGAAATATCTGTGGCTGGCACACCAACAACAGGGCAGACAATATTTATTGGATTGAAAGATGCTGGGGTATCCAAAGCCCTGACATGGACAGGTATTACAGCATTAGGGGTAACGCTGCCAACCGCTACCACTGCGGGAAAACAACATATCATCGGAGTGAAATATATCGCGTCTGCATGGCGAGCAATTGCAGTAGGAGTGGAGGCTTAGAATGGCAGTAGATGATGCCTATACAGTAGCGTTATTGCACATGGACGGAGCAGATGGCTCTACAACCTTCACGGATGAGGCAGGTAACGTATTTACAGCCGCAGGAAACGCGCAAATTGATACAGCTCAAAGCAAATTTGGCGGCGCGTCTGGTTTGTTTGACGGAGCGGGAGATTATATATCCGCACCTGATTCAAGTGATTGGACATTAGATGATAGTTCAGGCTCGAATAAATGGACAGTGGATTTCTGGGTGCGCTTCAACGTAGACCCAGGAACGACAATAGCCACATTAGTTGGTCAGCTTGTGGACACAGCCAATTTTTGGATTATCCGACTAAACGCAAACATATTACAGTTCATTGTCGTAAGCAGTGGCACTACGATTATCAATATTGCTCCTGCCTGGAATCCAGTAGCAGCGCAATGGTATCATGTAGCTATTGTCAAGGACGGGACTAATGGATACATGCATTTCATAGACGGAACTCAAATAGGACCTACGACAACGGACGTAAGCACAATACCAAACTTTACAGCGCCGCTTTCCATAGGTCAGGTTGCTAGCGCGAATTATTTCAATGGCTGGATGGACGAGCTAAGAATTAGTAAGGGCGTGGCTCGGTGGACGGCTAATTTTACGCCGCCCACAAGCGCGTATGCGCCAGCGGTTGGCGCAGATACAGATAAATTCTTTGCATTTTTTTAGGTCGCACATGGGACACGCTGTCAAAGGGAAAAAAAATGCCAGACGTTTTGGCATTGCGGAGATACGAAAAACAGTAGAGGATGAAGGTTTTGCATTAGGCTATGGCACGACCTCCGTTTATCATCTGGAGGAGTTGTACGGGAAGATTTTATCGTTGTCCGCAAAAGTAAAAGTTCTTGAAACTTGCAGAGAGGAATTGTCAGCCTTAGTGCAAGAGCAAGAAAAGGAGACAATAAAAATGGCTAGACCAAAAAATGATAATAAACGTAAATCCGCGATTGCATTGGTAATCGCAATTGCGGCGGCGGGAACGTTTCTTGTTGCGCGTCCTGAAAGCAAGAGATATGTAATCGCCACCCCCCCGTATGATAGCCGCGAGGTGTTCACGGTTATTGACACGAACACGATTCCTGGCTGGATTGAAATAACGCCAGGGGTATATCAGGAAAATCCTGACGGTGATAAATATGTTAGGCAGGATTTAGATGGCGGAATGTGGCAGGGGGATATATTCAGGACTGCGACTCCGTCTGCGACATCATCTATCACGCCCCCGCCGACAGTCACATCTACGCCGACTATAACATTGACGCCGAGCCTGACGCCGCTCGTGCCTGTGATTTATACATTGACATTCACGCCAACAGCCGCGCCGTCTGTGGTTAGCCAGATACCGTTTTTTGTGGAGGTGCTAGTAGATAAACTGTCCATCTATGGATACGCATCGTGCGCGGGTGCAGTGAAAGGCAATCTCGCCAAACATGGGACGATTGAAATTTTGGAGGTGACGAGCCATAACGGGAAAGATTATTGCGGCAAAATTGGGAATAAATTGTTTATCCCGTTGGTGGTTGGTGGTGTGTCGTTTACGAGTTGGAGCTATGGAGAAGAATGATGAAAAAACATGATAAACCTATAAAAATTTTGGAACGATGGATAATCGAACACCTAAAAAAAGAAACAAAAAGACCACGTTATGAGCGTGGTCTTTTGTGTCTTCGGTTAGCGATGGGTAAATCCGCCTCGAAGGAAATACTGTGTCTATAGAGAGGTGCCCCCACGGGGGCAGAGGATAAAGACACAGTATTACTTATGACTTTTTTTTTATCAGACGGCTGGTGAAAGAATGTGATCGTGCCGTAAATGTGGTGTTTTTCGCGGGTGGATGTGATTTCGTAGATGGCGCCGAGCAGGATGCGGTGGACAAATTCACGGTCTTTGGAGCGTAGGTCTTGGTCAATTTTATGGGCGGCGGCGCGGGCTTGTTCGATGGTTGGGATAATAACAGGCGGGATGATTTGCGTTTTTAGTTTTTCGATCTTTGACAGCAGTTCGGTTTCCTGTGCTTCGGAGTTCTTCAGCCGTTTGAGCAGCGCAGGGGTATGACCTGATTCGGCGATGGCATTTGTCAGATTGGTAATTGCCTTTCGGACGGGACCAAGCTGGGCGGCGGTCGAGGCGAGTTCTTCATCCACTAAAGTTTGATGGTTTGAATTATCCTCCTGAAAAGCTGTCATGGCGTTGATCAAGTTTTGAGGGTCGGAAAAGAATTGATGTACTTTGTCCAGGATGGTCTGTTCGAGAAAACTTGCGGAGATGGGTTTTGCGTTGCAATCATGGCGGCGCTGGGCGCGGGTGCAGGCGTAGCGCAGATAGGCGCTGCCATCGCGTTGATTGGATGTGAGACCATAATGAGGCGAGCCGCACAGCCCGCATTTTGAAATTCCCGAAAGGATGTACACGCCGCTTTGCCTGCGCGGATGTCGTTTGCTGGTGGTCGTTTTTTGTTTTTGCGCCAGGTCTTTGATGATGACTTGCACTTTATCCCATGTTTCTTTTGTGACCATTGGTTTGCAATACTTGGGGATGACAAGATCAGAATAATGCAGCTCGCCCTTGTAAAGTGGATTTGTGAAAAACGTGAGATACGAATTGCTTGAGCCGAATAGCTGGGTCTCTGCGTGGATGAATTTGAGCGGCTGTCCCTGGGCGCGCATTTGAAATGCTTTTCTCACTCGCGTTTTGAAGGCAGGGTCGGGAACCCATTTATGCGCCACGTGTTCAGATTTGTCACGCCGCTCGCCGATGTGGACAGGTTCACGCATGAAGCCGCGCGGAGGTGTGCCAGGCACGCATCCATATTTTTGCACCAGGTCATGCAAGCCGCGCTTTGCATCGACGCTGGTCTGATGGCGTTTTTCTTCATTGCTCATATCAATAAAAAATTCAACGAAGCGTCCGTAATTGCCTTCAGGCACTTGATCGTTGAGCGAGTGAATCACGATCCCCAATCGGCGGATGTTTATTTTATGGAGCTGCGCGTCATCAATGTCACGCGCAAAGCGGGCATAGTTCCAGAGGATGATTCCACTCGGGCGTTGATCTGGCGATAGGTACGCATCGATCATTGCCTTGAACTGGTCCCGTCCATCGGTAGTTCCCCCGCTTTTGGCATCGTCACAATAATTATTGCGCAGGATAAGACCATGCAGATTGCAAAACGCTGTGATCTCTGCGAGTTGCTGTTCTGTGGATTGGTCTTGCTTCATGCCGCCGCTGTCACGGCGATAGCTGTCAACGATTGAGCCAGGCGGAAGTGTAGATGGGGGAGGAAGGTAGGTCATTATTCGTATAATTTGATGTCAAGTAAATTCCAAAACTTAGGGTCTCCCTCTTCATCTTCCACTGTGCCTATATATTGAATTTTGCAATACCAGTTTGTGCGAATGACTGCGCCAAATGAGTTTTGTGCGTCAACGTAAGAATTGACTTCAAATATATTGTTTCCTAAATCTCGAATATTCGAACTTGATGAAGATGGAAAATCTGCGGTTGATGGAGATTTGAGCATGTTTTCCACATAAAGCTCGCACATGATTAACGACATAGTTTTGTAGTCTTTTGGACCAGCAGGAGGCTCGTACATTGTAAAAGCGCAGATGCAAATAAAGCAAACAAGAACAATTGAGCCAATGCCGATCAACGTATTTATTTGTTGAATAGGGTCTGGCTTTTTGGTTTCTATTTTTTGCGCTGGTGCTGGAGTTTGTGGGGGGGATTGTTCAGGTGGAGGTGCTAATAATTTATCAAGTAACTCTTTTGCCTTTCCATTCTGCGGATTGATCGCCACGACCTTTTTCAGCGCTTGAATTCTTTCATTATCATTATTCGATACTTGATACAGACAGCCCCAAACATTCTCATCGTTTGGGGTTTCTTTCATTGCGGCAATAAATAGTTTTCGCGCCTCGTCACGTTTGCCAGCTTTGAAGGCGGCTATTCCATTTTGAAGATTATCCATTGTTTTTCCTTTTATTTATGGCAAATTTTCACAGGCAAGACCTTTGACGCCCCCTCCATCAAGGTTGTGAATGTCGCCAGCGCCTTGCGCGATGCAGTAGTCCATACATGCCTGTGCTGAATTTTGAGTTGAGAAATCTCCGCAATTGAGCATATCACCCGAACAAGGACAAACCTCATCGCCTGATGGAGGTTCTATAATGATTCCATCGTCTGTTGGATAAATGAAAGGCGTAATTGTTGGAGTTGGGTTGGCGTAATAAGTAGCCCATGCCTGCGCTGTTTGTATTTTCAATTCAGACAATGTGGCAGTTGGCAGCATGGTTACGGTTGGAGTAAAAGTCAGGGTAAATAATGGCTCAGGTGTTGGCGTGAATAATGCCTGCGTTTGAATTTGCGCCGCGCTATATGTTTGAGCAATAACGGTCGAGAGGTTGACTTCTGGCAATCGTAATGCTGGGGTCGGAGTTGAAATAGTTGAATCGCTGGAATAAACGGCAAGAGAAAGAACTGAACAAACACAACAGAAACTGAAAAAGACAGCAAGTGAATAGCCCAATAACTTGCGAAGTCGCTTATTCATTTCACCCAATGCGCATGCACAATCTTCCGATCAATCCAGCGCAAATAAAAATATTTGATGTGTTCGATCATCTGGTAAAGCGTGGGAGTGGAATGCCACAACGCGCGCGCATAGATCCATGCTTTCTGAATGGGGGAGAGGTATTGCCAAGACCTATTTAGGTTTTGTAACCTTTCGCGGCTTTGAAACTCTGTGAATCCGCTCAGTGACGTTCTGCGTTTCATATTTTTCTGCCTCTTCGGAAAATCTCTTTTGTATCTCTTCAGGAAGGAATTCCCATACACGATTTAGTTTTTGCAAATATGGATTGGGGCGGGGGAGGTCAAGAACATCATAGATTTCATTGCCAAACAATTCTGCCAATATATTTATATTTTCTCTGCCTGGCTTTTTGTTGCCATTCATCCACATATTTACAAGCGGGCGACTGGTGCCGAGATAGGCGGCAAAGTCCTCTATTGTTTTTCTTCTCCCCTCTTTGGCTTGCCATTCAACAAATTTTCGAGTTATCCAATCAGGGAATTTTTCCATATTTACTTCCATTCTATATTGAATGACTTCCTTATGTAAGACCCTTGACATTCTAGTCAAAGTGGTTACAATGTAACCGTAGTTACATAATGAAACCGCGACGGAGCAGAGAATGCAAGAAGCAACCAAAGTCAACGAAGTGATGAAACAATATTTGGAAAGCTACGACCTGACGCAGGAGAAATTTGCGGCGCAGATCACAGCCAGCCTGGTCAACACAAATATCAGCCGTGTCTCGGTCACGAATTGGTGCAATTCCAAATCGTCACCCAGCACGGATTTTTTATTGATCTGCGCGGTCGTGTATGAAGACTGGCGCCGCTCATGGGCAATGTCCTGTCTCAAAGCCAAATTGCCCGAAGTTTTTGAAACTGGCGTCATCACCTTCAACCTCCCGATAGCTGAATAACCCAACGATGAATGTGGACAGCCGAATTTGCGGTGAAATTCACGCCCGTACCTCCCGAAATGGAAGAAGCCTACTGGTTCGCAATCCACTATCTGGCACATGTCATGTTTGACGATTTATTGAAAGAGCAAGAATACAACGAAACTTCGGAATTGTCAGAACTTGGAGTACTAAATTGAAAGCAAAAATATATGCCGCAATCATCATTATCGGCACAATCCTCTTGGTGGCTTTGGTGGTCTTATGGAAATAAAACTCACACTCAGTTTATTGATCGGACTGCTCATCGTCATTTCCACAATTTTATTTTTTTACGAACACATGAACTTGAAAAATAAAGTCAGTGAAATTGAAAAGCGCATGGTCAAACTTGAACAGGCAAAAAACAAGCGGATGCCCTACGAAGCCTTTGAAAGCATTTTGGATGCCCGCGCCGCGCTCAATAAAGAAAAGGAAGAATTTCAATTCTTTATTTCATTGATCGAGAATGCCGAAGCACATTTGGAAAAAGCAGTCACAGTTGGAACGAAACGCGAAAGCTAATGTTTCCCATCATTTATTTCATCTTGTTTTTATGGTCAATCACATCCCTGCTTTATGCACTCATCAAACGGGATGAAACAGCCATCGAAACATTTGTCATCTTGATCCCAATTCTCTACATCACACTCAGCGACCTAATATTCCAATCCGCAAGCGTTATTTATTCGCCGCTCATTTCAAATTTATTTGCACCATAAGCCGAAACTAAAAGGAGAACAGCGTGAACGAACAAACAGTCAAAGCAATGCTCAGGAAGGCAGATCCACAAAGCAACTCTTCCATGCATGAGCGCAAGTCCGCTTTACAGATGGCTGAGCGTGAGATGGATAAAAACGGTTGGTCATTTGCATCCCTCGGGTTTTCGATGGATGAGGCGGAGCGGATCGCAAATCAGTTTTCTGTGACAGCTCCACGAAGCACAGCACCACGCGAGAAAGTATCGTCCTTGGGCATCTTCCGCGGACAAAGAAGCGAAGCGATCAAACCAGCTAGGCGTGACACTGTATATAGTCAACCTGCACCGAAGAAAAAAGAGCCGAAGCCAGTTGAACATCAAGAAACTTATACCGAGCAATGCGAACGGTTGGACTATGAGGAACGCACGAGAAAGTATGAGGCATGGGAAGCCCATCGGCGTGAGGAAAAAGCGTTGGAGGAGGAGGCTTCAAAGATTGCCGTAATACTTCAATATGTGTTTTTAGGCATTGTCATCGTTGTTGTTGGGATAGTTGCATACAGCCTCGGGCTGGATACGTTTGATGAATTGACAACGCTTCTGGGTCAAATAATTGCTGGAGCAATCCTCTTGGGAATTGCATATTTGATCTATCGTTTTGTTCGTGGATTTGTTGGGTTGTTTCGATAAGTCAATCAAAAGGAGAAAACCATGTACGTCTACCATAGAGATATAGCAGGCAACCAATGGAACGTTTTCAAAAAAGTGAACGGGAACGAGGAATATGTCTGCTCGTACCTGTCACTGGCTGATGCAAAGGGGTTTTGTGACCGTGAGAATGGAGCACGCCATGTATAAATTTGATTACGACTTTCTCTATGGTCGTTGGAATGTATTTTTTGTCCACGACGGCAAAGAAGATTTTCAATGCTCATTTACCGATGTTCAAGATGCACATGATTATTGTGATATGAAAAATGGGGCGTTGGTCAGTGTGGGAGGTGAGTAATGTTTTCGATTGGAAATCCAGAAACAGGCAAACGCACAGACATGCGATATGAGACACAGGAGCTTGCTGATATTGCGGCAATCGAAGCCAGCATAGATGATCACATTTGGGCGGTATGGGATGAGGATGATGGGGAATTGGTCGCATTGGCATTTCAAGATAGATTATTTGATTGAGGAAATCATGAACACAATTACCAATTACCAATCACCAATTACCCTGCAACTTCACTGGCTCGATCAATTCCAGTCATATCTTGAAACTGACTACCGCAAAATCACACATCGCCAGTTGAGTGGCAGTTCTATTAAAACTGCAATCCAACGTGTGCGCGAATTTGCCTTGTGGTATGAAGCCGAATTCAAACAAAGCTTCAACCCTGCCGAACTGGTCAACTACCATTTCATCGCATTCCGCAAACATTCTCTTAACGAGGCAAAGGTCAAAGCGCGGACGTGGAATTCACGTCTATGGGCGCTCACCATTCTGTGCCAATGGATAGATGTGCCCGAATTGATCGAAGGCGTAACGGGCAAAAAACATGACCAGCTTTCAGAGAAATACCGCTCCCTGACCAAAAAAGAACGCAATGATTTGATCGTGACCTGCCAGAAGGATGTTCGCGGCTCTGTCACCCAATTTGATTATTACTGCGCTGTACGCGACTATGCCATGATCGCCGTGATGCTTGAAGCAGGTCTGCGCGTGGCTGAATGCGCGGCTCTCGACGTGGATGATATTGTCATCGGCGAACGTTCGGGGCATGTGCTGGTGCGTGATGGCAAGGGAGAGAAGGAACGCAAAGTGCCGCTGACTGTGGAACTTGTCCGCCCTGCATTAAAAGCGTGGATCGAAGTGCGCGGCGCGGCTCAAACCTCCGCCCTGTGGCTGGGCAAAACAACCGAGCGACTCAGCGCCCGAAGCATGGAGCGCATCGTCAAAGGCATCTCTTCTCGAATTAGTTCGCCTGAAATTACCCCCCATTGCCTGCGCTACGAGTTTGAGAAGAACCTCCAGCGCAGCAAAGGCATGGACATTGTAGACATCAGCCGCTTGCTGGGTCACAACTCCATCGAAGTCACCAAACGCTATCTGCGCTCTTCGATGGATGATCTACTGTCCGCTATGGAAGGGGTGATGTGATGGCTGCTGGACAATTACCGAGACCTGGAAGTGAATTTGGACCTTGTTTGACCGAGGAGTGCGGTCACATTGATTGCGGACAAACGCGAGAAATGGCAAAGCAGGAATGCAGATATTGCCGCAAGCCAATTGGATACGACCGTCGTTTTTATATTCTGCCGTCAGAGCAGAATGCAACGCGCGGCGAGTTGGTTCATGCCACATGTCATGAAGACGCGATTGTTACTGAGCAAGAAAAACAAATACTCGCGGAAATATTGAATGAGGGAGCAATAAAGCAATGAAAGAAAAATTTGTTGATCACAAGTTCAACGCCGCAAGCCTCAAAGTGATTGAGATTGCAAACGGCATTTTGAATGAATATCGCGCGATGGGGTATCGTCTGAGTCTACGCCAGTTGTATTACCAACTTGTGGCACGCGACTATATCGAGAATTCGGTCAAGTCCTATAAACGGATTGGCAACCTGATCAGCGATGCGCGCCTGGCTGGATTAGTCGATTGGGGAATGATAGAAGATCGTGGGCGTGAGACGGTCATCCCGACTGCGTGGACATCACCTGCGCAGATCGTGCGAGCTGCAGCAAGTCAATTCCGTGTGGATCGCTGGCAGGGTCAGCCTTGTCATGTGGAGGTCATGGTTGAGAAGGACGCACTGAGCGGCATTCTGGAGCCAGTCTGCAGAGAGATGCACGTAAGGTTTACAGCCAATAAAGGCTACAGCTCGTCATCGGCAATGTATGAAGCGGGAAAGCGCATTGGCGATGCGATGAATAAATACGGCAGGATAGTCCATTTGTTTTATTTGGGAGATCACGATCCCAGCGGGATTGATATGACACGTGATATTCGAGAGCGCCTTGGCATGTTTGCTGAGAGCGATGGGATTCAAGTCCATCGGCTGGCGCTCAATTATGACCAGGTAGAGCAGTGGCAACCACCAGAGAACCCCGCAAAGGAAACAGATAGTCGGTATCAAGCTTATGCAGAGAAGTTTGGAGAATCGTCCTGGGAACTGGACGCAGTCGAGCCGCGCACGCTGGCTGACCTTGTACGTGATGGTATTACAGACTTGATAGACCAAGATCAGTGGGACGAAGTCATGCAAGAAGAGAAGCGAATGCGTGATGAGTTGCAGAGTTTTGCTGATGAATATGAAAACAGAGAAGATGGCGAGTAATTAATATCAACCGCCAATAATCACAGGTCAGTTCGCCATGTCCACCCGCCGCGCCAATCACTCTGTATCAGTAGTAGAAAGAATCCCAATGTTCACCATATTCATGTGCGTATGGTGGCATGGGCAGGCACACCACCAGAAACGCGCGGCTGTGTCAGTAATAGGCATTATGCGACACAAAGTGCGTGATAGCGGGCATACCTGGCGGTTAGATTGGGCTGTAAGGCAAACATTATCTGTCGCATAAGGTAGAGAGGCAAGGGGGGTGGGGGTGTTCGGCGAATTGTTTTGGTTTTGCGGGTAGGTGTGTGGCAGCACGGCTCGGATAGTTATAAAAATTCTGGAAAAACGCTGGAGAAAATGTTCATGGATAACTTTGTGGCAGAGTTGAAAAAAAGGATCAGAATTGAAGATGTCATCAGCGAGACTGTTGAGTTGGATAAAGGCAACAGGCGTGGATATACGCGCGGGGCGAAACGCGGCGCAGGCGAACATGGCTTGGTTGTTGATCTGGACGGTCAGCGTTTTTCGTGGAATGGGAATGCTGAATATGGTGGCGGCAGATACAACGATGTGATCTATTGGGTGATGGTTCGTGACCGTGTTGACTTCAAACATGCGTTGGAAACGCTTGCACGCAAGGCGGGGATGGAATTACCGAAGTGGAATGAAGAGCAACAAGTGAAATTCGCCGCTGTGCGCAAGCAGGAAGATGTATTGGAAACCGCCCAGCGTATTTTTGCTGAATGGCTTTGGAAAGATGAGAAGGCATTGGCATATGTGCGCGGTCGTAGGTGGACAGATGAGACGATTAAGGCGGCAGGGCTAGGCTTCACTGGATATGGGACGACCACTGAATATGAACTTATGAAGAACGCTATTGCTGCTACTGAGGATTTGCACTCGCCCGCGGCGGTTGCGATTCTGGGACTGCGGGGCGGCGTGAAGAGTTGGTGCGAGAAGCGCGGCATACAGCCAAAAATCAACTGGGAGGAAAAAGATTTCATACCGTCCATGTTGGGATGGAAAGATAAATTCGGTCTTATTTACCCATGTATTTATTTTGGGAGAACCACTTATTTATATCGCCGCCATCTGATGCTGAATGAAGATAAATCTGCATTGATCGGTTCGGATGAGCCGAAAAGCTATAACCTACCAGAGGCATTGATTGGCAATCGCCAATTATTTTTCAATCATGTTTATTCGCCGCGTGCTGAGCGAGTTGTGTTTGTTGAGGGACCTGGGGACGCGGTGACGCTCGGACAGTGGGGGGTGGATGCTGTTGCTATCGCTGGAACAGCCTGGGGCGATCACGAAGCAGCTCTTCGTCAATTGAGGGAAGCGAAGTTTGGGGATGCTCCCGCACACGAGGCTTTGTATATCGCGTTGGATTCGGATAAGGCAGGGAGTGAATCGGTGCGCGGCAAAAACGGTGAGTGGCCGTTGGTCGAAATCCTTGGACCCATGTGCAGAGTGATCGAGTGGCCAGAGAAGGATGCAAATGACTGGCTGCAGATGATGGTCAAAAGCGAGATCGTACTGGACGATCAAAAGATAATGGCGGCGCAACAAATCGGAGCGGCGAAGCCTTTGGCGCTGCAGGTGGCAAAGTGGGCAGGCTTGCAAACCGATGACCATTCAAAGAGCAAGGCATTGACACGCGCGTTTCAGGTCATTGCGCAAATGGGTGATGAGAATTTGGTCATGCAATACGTTGGTGATTTCCTCGGAGCGTTTCGACCTTTGGGCGAGACCGTGAAGGGCGTGCGCGAATTCACACGGCTGCTTAAGAAGGCAATGGGTAAGAGTGAAGAGGGCGATGAGCGGAAAGAAGAGGTCATTTACACCTACGGCGGGCGGATCGGTGATTGGCTGTTGGAATATTGCTATGATGATGAAAAGGGTAAGGCGCGATTCGCCTATCGAGATCCAAATGGAAAGGTTGATGAGGCTGACGATCTATTGATCGATGGTAAACGTTATAAGCCGAAATTCCCAGACGACAAAATGATAACGAAGGGCGCGATCCAATTCCCTTCGGGGCTGGCGCGGCGTGAGGATGGAAGCATCGACCGCAAGAGCACGCGCGAATTGACCACCATCATTGCGATCACGGTCCGCAAGAATTACTTGTTTCGAGATATGAAGTGGCCGCAGCTCGCATCCTATTGGATCATGGGAACGTGGATGTATGACAATTTCAGCGAGTTGGTGTACCTGCGCATGGTGGGCGATGCTGGAGCGGGAAAGAGCGCGTTGTTGAATCTGATTGGCGGCATGTGTTACCGCTCGATCAAGATGAGCGGTGCGGACAGCGAAAGCACGTTCTTCCGGGTGGTGGATGATTTTCGGGGGACCATCCTTTTTGAAGAGGCTGACCTGCCCGATAACAGCGGGGCGGATAACCCAATCGTCAAATTCGTGAATCTGGGTGCGATGCGCGGGAATTACATCTATCGCAATGAAGAGTTTATTGATGGTGATGGAAATAAAGGCTGGCGTCCGACACCGTTTGAGACCTACTGTCCAAAGATGTTTGCTATGCGCGGGGACTTCATGGATAACGCTGTTGCCAGCCGTGCGATCTCGTTGAAGTTGACTTCAGCAGAGACTTCTGAACTGCGTGATGCGGGCATTCCATTGCGTTTGTCGCGGCTGGTGATGCGGAGCCTGAAACGAATTCAGAACCTGTGTTTGACATGGCGCTTGCATGAATATTCTTTAGAGGAACGTGAATTAGGCTGGGACCTTGTGGACGTGGAGATCCCCGCACGCTTCAACCAGGTGACGATGCCAATGAAAAGTTTGGCGATGAATGTGGACGGTTCGCGCGATGAAGAATTTTTGAACCAGATCACGATGCTGCTGCGTAGCCATTACCAGGACATCGTGGGCGAGAATTCAACGACGTGGGAAGCGCGTGTGGCGGAAGCTATTTGGAAGATGTACACCTACTCAGATCTGCGGTCTCGCATGGTAATCAAGGATGATGGCGAGATCTATATCAAGGTTGGGGATGTATCTGCATTGGCAAACAATATCGCTGATGAAATGAACGAGGAAGGCGCGGACTTGCGGATCAAGAAAGATGAAGGCGCGGAAGATGGGTCGCCCGCTGCGCGGAAAGGCAAGAAGAATTTTGACCTTTCAGCCCAGCGTGTGGGCAGGATCATCCGCGATAAATTTCAACTTTATACGCCTCCCCGAACTGGCAAAGGTATTTACTTCCTTTGGGACGATGGAAAGATGATGGCTATTGGAAAGAAATATGGGGCACTGCCTGCAATGGAGAAAATCGAGAAAGCGCGGCAGGAAATGGCGGCTTTACGGGCCAAGAAGGCAGTCACGCTGCCATTGATCGTGGATGAAACAGATCCTTCGACTGCGCTCCTCTCCGCTCAGGACGAAGAGGAAGCGGTGTAGGTGAACAAGTGAACAGAAAATGCCTGCTGAGGGTGCAATACATTATGTTTTGTATCCTGTGGCTGAAAAGTGCTTCACTTGTTCATTGGACGGTAAAAATGGCTTTTTTGAGGCTTTTACCCTTGTTTTTGGTCACTTACTTCATTATTTACTATCTATATATATATGAAGAAGTGAATAAGTATGAACAACATGGTAACAGTATGCGTCAATTTGCCTTGTATGTAATGAACAAGTGAACTTCAAAAAAATGGCATGTTCATAGACGTTCACTAAATTCCTGTTACTTAGGCACTTACTACCCCAAAAATGGCGAAATTGTCAGACAATTGGAGCAAAATATGGATAAACATTTTGTTGGTCAAGGTCAAAATTCGGGCGGGGATTCTCCTGCTTCGGTTTCTGGTGGAACATCTTTGGTGGTGCGGTTGTTTATGGAGTTCGTTTGTGGGCGGGTGGCTGTACATGTGCCGCAGAATGAGTTCGTTACTGTGGCTGTGGGAGTTGAGGAGCGGTATTGCCTGAAATGTTTTGTGACTGGACTGTGGGATGTTTGGATTGGACGGCATGACGGGCTGAGTTTCAGGCTAGGGCGCTGCCGTGTGTGCGGAAAGGAGAAGACGTTATGAATTCCGTTTTGGTAAATAACCCGGCGTTGGATCGCTATTTTGTGGACCAAGATCTGAGGGAGTGGTGTGATGGTTGGTGGATGAAATTCCGCTTTGGTGATGTGCTGGTGTTGATTTTGAATGAGTACCAGTATTTTACCGAGATGTGGGTGTGGCACATGGGAAGTTTGAAATTTATTGAATATGTGAACTATGCGGATGTGATGGACATTTTGAACCTGTTGGCGCAAGAGGTTGAGAAGGTGCCCAGCCTGGAATATCCGTTGGTTGTGGAGGGAGTTTGCGATGAATAGTGAGCCGCGTGTTTGGAAGTGGATGGTGCCTGCGATGGCGATGGTGGCGATGATCCCGCTGGCGATGTGGGTGACGATGATTGCGGAGCGGAATACGTGGGAGTGGTTTGGGTTTTGCAGTTATCTAGTTTATGGTCTGATGCCAGTGTTTGGCTTGCAGGCTTGGGCGGCGTACCAGGCATATTATCGCCATTTGTCTGTGCAGGATTACATTGATAAGCGGAATGCGATGACAACCACGGCGGAGACTCGTTTGTTTGATTATGCACACACAATGCACCCCGACACAGTAAAGATGCTGTTGATGCATAGGAAGTCGAAGTGGCGGGTGAAGGAAACAAAATTGACTGAGTTGGTGGATTGGGTATTGGATGCTGATCCGCGAATTCATGCGGGATTGGTTGAGTATGTGCTTGAGCATTCGACACAATATGCGATGATGGCAATGAGCAATCATTTCAGTGACAAGGCTTTTTCTTTTGACCCTGAAAAACTGATCACGGACTATGAGCAATATCGGGCGTTCCATCGGTTGTTGGTGAATCGGATGATGGCGACTGAGGCATTGGGTAATCAGCCGGGGCAGTGGATCGAGCCATGGAATCCTGAGTTGGTGGCAAGACAGTTTGGGATTGGGCTGGAGGAGGATGCAGAGGAGGCGGTGATGATGGAGGTGCCGAAGGTTGATGAGGCACAGAAGATGGTTGCAGTTCAACCTCGGGCAGTTGTAGAGGAAGAGGATGTAGCGACTGATGCGGAGATGGCAAAGGTCAGAGAGCTGCAAGAAGAACATAGGCGCAGGTTTGGAATGGACGTAAGGCAATATTTGGAATTGAAAAACAACCAATTAAAAAAGGAGAAATAAGCAATGGAAACAAAAACAATGATCTCGGTTGGTTTCGACGGTGGGTTTGGCGGCATGAAAATGTGGAGTCATGCTGGCGGGTTGGAGATGCTTTCTCAAGTGGCTACCAATGGCGGCGGGCATTTCGAAGGGATGATCGGTCTGAAACAAACGGAGCGTCCGTTGATGATCGAGACTACAGACGGCCAATTCTATGTTGGGGCGCGGTCGCACAATTACGGGCGGCGGGTTGAGAACATGAGTTTTGATCGTTTCGGTGGAAGTCCTGAGATGCGGGCGATGGTGTACGGTATTTTCACGAAATATATCGAAACCAACGGCGCTTTCGATGCTCCGCTTTCGGTGATGGTGGGTCTTCCGCTGGCGATGATGGGTGAGGATTTGAAGGAAAGCCGTCTTGCCATTCGCCGCTGGATGATCGGGCGGCATGATTGGGAGGCAAACGGCAAGCCTTACAGTGTGGAAGTGGGGCGGGTGCGCTGGAATTCGCAACCTGTGGGCGCGCTGTTTGATTATGTGATGAATTTTGACGGTCAGCCTGTGGCAGGGCATGAGCGCGCTTTGCGTGAGCGCATTGGCGTTTTGAGCGTTGGAATGAACACAGTTGAAAAGATGGTGATCGATAACCAGACGTTGAATGAGGCTTTGACTGACAGCGATAAACTCGGCGTCCGTCGCCTACTGGAATTGACTGGTGTGAAAATGTCGATTGGTGAGCGGGATGTGATGCTGCGCAATGGAAACCTAAAATATAAAGATAAATTGCCTGTGTGGGCGAGTGAGGTCAACGGGTGTATCGAGCGAAAATGGGGAGAGGATTTGGAGAGCTTTTCAGCGGTGCTGGTGGTTGGGGGCGGGGCGCTGTTGCTGGGTAATATGCTCAATCTGGTTGCAGGCGGTGTGAATAAGGCAGTTGTTACTGAGAACCCTGTCCTTTCGATTGCGAGCGGGCTTTATAAACTGGATAAGGCAAAATAAAAATGGCGGCTCCGAAGAAACCCGGCAAGGTACGACATTTTCATATTGATCCTTATTTGAGGGTCAAGCATGATGATCTATCAATGTCGTTTGCCAATGATAAAAGGGTTGATCGTTTTCTAATCTGGTGGGATGGATTGCCATCCCGCCAGCGGACGAAAATGGCGCTGGAGTTGTTGGTTGCCGCGTGTAATGGTGAGCTGGGGATTGCGCCTGGTGTCGTGATGGAAGGTAACGAGAGCGCGGAGAATAAGTCTGCGCTGGATGAGTTATTGAAGAATATGGTGTTTGATGAAGAATGATCCTGGTTTTGATTTGCTTTTGAATTTAACCGTCAATAATGGAAAATTTCAATTTAACCGCTAATAACCCCCCTCCCCCAGTTGCGTGTTTTGTGCGTGCGCTGGCTGTGGACATAGAAATGGACATCCTCCCTTGATGGGGGAGGGGAGAAGATCGAGGTGCAATGAAAGAAGTTACTGTCAACGAACTGACACACAATGGAATGCGGCGAGTGAAAATCATTGGTGATGTGGTGATCGATGCGGCGCAATATCAGGATTTGATTCCATTGGTGGCGCGGGATCGAGTGGTGTGTATGCCTGGTTGCGATGATCTGCTTGGGATATTTTCGCTGGAGATAACTTGGCCTGTATATGGTCCGTGGGAGGTTGCTTATTTATCGCCCAAGAAGTTTCGCAGGTTTATGTTTGTCCATTTTGCTTATGCTGCGCGCGTGAGCAGTTGCATTGAATTAGCGCGGACTGAGTTTTTTGCACGAACCCGTTTTGCTCCGCGTGATGCGTATGTTCAGGTTGGTCCGCAGAATGCCGAGATCGGAATGGATGTGCATGGTTGTATCTTACAGGTAGCCGAATGGATGCCTGCCCAATGTGTTGCAGTTGGAGGTCGCGATGGATGAAAAGAAAATGAAACAATGGCGTTGTAGGAATAACCATATCCTCGGATTTATCCGCTGGAATGGGAATGGCTTGCCGCAGCTGATGGTACTGCGGGAGGCGTTGGATATGGATGTGGAGCATCCGCATGATGTGGATTCGTTGGGTCCGCTGGATGGGCGGATGCCGATCAGGTGCTCAATTTGCGAAGACGTGCAGGTGTGGCAGATCAATGCGTTGAGTCTGGTTTCTCTGTTTATTCAGTTGGATGATGCAGAGATGTTCAAGTTTTCGCAGACGTTGTTAGAGTTGAATAGAAAGTCAGAGGCGAGTGATGGCTAAGAATTCTACAATCAATTGGACAGACCATACTGCGAATTTTTGGTGGGGTTGTCAAAAGGTAAGCGACGGATGCAAAAATTGTTATGCCGAAACATTTTCAAAGCGTTTTGGAAAACACATCTGGGGTCCCGTTGAGACGACGAGCCGCGAACGTAAGAAGGCGATTTGGAATGATATTTTGAGGTGGGATAGGGAAGCGAAGACTGACGGAATTCGGCGGCGCGTGTTTGTTTCGAGCATGAGTGATTTTCTTGAGGATCATCCGCAGGTTTTTGAGTGGCGTGAAGAGGCAATGAATATTATTGAGCGATTGGAGTATCTGGATGTATTGTTATTGACAAAACGCCCAGAAAATGCTTATTTGTTGGGTGATTGGAATGAGTTTGGATTACCCGCGCATGTATGGTTTGGAACGACAATCGAAAACAACAAGCAAATGCAAAGAATGATTGATGCGTTGACTGTGCCAGCGAAGATCCATTTTTTTAGTGTGGAGCCGATGCTTGAATTTGTGAATATGAATTTTCCGTCCCAGCCAAACTCTAAACGCGATACATGGGTGATTTGCGGTGGTGAGAGCGGAGCGGGTTGCAGACCGTTTGATTATATGTGGGCGCGTGATCTGCGCGATCAATGCAAGCTGGCGAATGTACCGTTTTGGATGAAGCAGGCGGGTGGGCATCCGTATGCGCGGCATCAGATGGAGGATTTTCCGAACGATCTAAAAATTAGGGAGTTGCCTAATGAGTAAGTTGATGGATGAAGTTGTGGATAAGATGCGGATGTTGCATTTGTCACGCAAAACTATAAAGGCATATTCTGCAAAGATCCATGAATATGTTCTTTTCACTGGCGCAAAACAACGAAGCGATTTGAACGATACAAGCAAAATCGAGAAGTATTTGACTTATCTGGCGACTGCGAGACGTGTGAGCGCGTCATCACAAAATCAGGCATTTTATGCGGTGTTGTTTTTATATCGTGAGGTGTTGAAAATCGAGGTGGGGAATGTCCAATCATTGCGCGCTCAAGAAGGTAAAAGACTTCCAACAGTTTTGAGCAAAGCAGATACGATGCGCGTTTTGAACTGTGTACATGGCGATCCATATCATTTGATCTCACAATTATTGTATGGTTCGGGAATGAGGTTGAGCGAAGTGCAACAATTGCGCATCAAGGATATTGGTTTTTCCGCTTATGTGATTATGGTCCGCGCTGGAAAGGGCGATAAAGATCGGACGGTGCCACTTCCAAGAAGTTTGGAGAAACCTCTGCGAGATCAGATTGGGATTGCACGGAATTTACATAATATCGATGTCCAGCGTGGTATGCCTGGCGTTTATGTGCCGAATGCGTTAGATGTGAAGTACCCAAATGTTGGAACTGAATGGGGATGGTTTTAGGTTTTTCCTGCGGAGAATTATTCGACTGATCCTGAGACGAAAATTTATCGCAGGCACCATATTTATGAAACTGGAATTCAGCGCGCGGTAAAGGCGGCACGGCTTGAGGCTGGTGTCGCAGGTCATGTGACGCCGCACACATTTCGCCATTGTTTTGCCACCCATCTTTTACAGGATGGATACAACATTCGAGTTGTGCAGGAGTTGCTTGGACATAAAGACGTGAAAACTACCATGATCTATACCCATATCATGATGCCTGGTGGTCAGGCTGGTGTTGTCAGCCCGCTGGATAAGATGCCAGTGGAGGACATTATCCGTTTGTAGATGGATAATGATAGTTCGGCGGCTTCGTGGCTGTCCGAAGTAAAGGAAAAACAAAATGGAACTTTGCGGAATATCTGGTCAGCCATACGATGAATGTGATGGCTTGCATGAAGATGAGTGCGTTTGGCAATGTGGTCAATGTGGCGGGAATGTTTATAACTGCATTTGTCCCGAAGAAACCGCGCCATTCATAGGCGTTGATGTTGCGTCTGGTAAAGATAAAACCGTAACAATGGTTATTGAGAAATGTTCGTTTGATGGCTGTGGCGAATTGGTCTGTGAAGCGGATAAAGAATCCCCCGACCGTATGCACTTTTGCCAGAGTCATCACGACCAACTGGCGCAATATGTGAAAGATAATGCCATCCCTAAAATCATAGGTTTTTGGGTCAAGGCAAACGGTGGCGCAAAGAAACTTGCATCTACATTCTAAACGCCGCCGAACACAGCGTGCAGCCGACGTGTGGGATTCGGCGGCATTTACAGGGCTGATACTAGCCCCAGCAGTTTACTAATCTCAATCATTTGCCTAGCCCGCCCACACGCGGCTAACGCAAACCGTTGGAAGGCACTTGCAAAATGATTACTCTTAAACACAATGAAGTTCCCGATATTCCTGGTTGGATGTTTGAATGTCCGAAATGTGGCGATCTGCTCACTTGCGAAATTGACGAATGGGAGCAAATGGAAGATGGCTCTTGGCGCGTCAGCGAGTGCGGCTTGAAATTGTCGTGTGCATCCGAGCCAGAAATCGGAAGTAAAAATTGGCATGAATGGCACAATTGGCATTTTGATATGCCGTATGTGTATTGGCTTCCACTGCAAATAAAGGTGTGGGCATGGTTCAATGAGTCTTTTCGCTTTGAGCCTTCCAACATTGCGTGCAGTGGACAAGAGACGGGCGCGGCAAAATCTGACGGTGAATCTACATCCGCCGTCTCTTGCCACTAACGCTCGCCGTTATGCCCCTTTTTCTACTTGACATAGTACGCTGATTAGCGTACACTTGAATAAAGGAGATTATAAAATGCCAATCGAAATCAAAAAACACGTTCGTGAGTTTGTCCATAAGTACCTTGATGTCACCGCAGAGCAGGAACACGCCATCGTTGATTACGCTCTTGATACATGGCAAGCACTGCCACCGCAGGTAAAGTATTTGCATTTTGTCGGTGACTTTGCCACAGGCAAAACCCGTGCAGGGAAAATCATGGAGTACATTTGCCATAATCCCATTGTGGCGCGTGGCACTGCTTCCCCGTTTTCTGTGGCGATGATGATTGACCAGAGCCAGCCATGCACTTTGATTTTGGATGAAGCAGACATTTTGCCTGAGCAAGAGCCTGATGAAGATGGTTATGTCGCCCCAAATCTTTTTGAAACCATTTTGAATGTTGGGGCGATGAAAGGCAACTTCATCACCAACAGCGCAGGAAATGCAATGAATGTTTTCGGCTATAAAGTCATTATGAGCCGTAAGCAATTTTCAGACCCTGCCAAAGCGTCAAAATGTATCGTTATTCGCTTGAAGGAAAAGAAGCGGCTTGAAATACCGCCTGTTTTGAATGGCGACTTCACCAGCGACGGCGAGAAAATCAGGTCATTGCTTCAGCAGCATTCTGAATATGTCACCTGCTGAGTTTCTCGAATACTTGTCCAAAGAAATGGCAGCGGCAGGCGGTCAAACGCTTTACGCCGTCCACGTTGGTATCAGCAAGCAATATTTGAATGACATCTTGAAAGGCAGAAAAGAGCCAGGTATGAAACTTCTCAAAGCAATCGGCTTCAAAAAGATTGTCACTTATGAACCCACACGGGGCATAACACTGCTTGCACCTGACGCCGCTAAGGCTGCGGCTGAATCATCGTAATTTTATAAATCGCGGCGCAGGTAAAGCGCGCCGTTCGGCGCATTTTGATTTATTAGAATCTGTGTTCTAACCCTTGTTAAATTTTTGAAATTGTTTTAAAATACACTTACAAATAAATACTTTGCACAGCCCGCCTTTTATGGCAGGCATTCTCGGAGACAAGCGCCCGATGTTGACTTAGGTCAGCATCGGGCGCTTTCGCGTTCCCCGTAAAGGGGACCTTGTAATCCACTTAGTTCAAAAGGAGATTTGCATGAAACGTTTTTTGAATATTCTGTTGGTTGGTGTGTTTATGGTAGTGATGCTTTCAGCTTGTGCGATTGCGCCTGCTGATGGTGCTGCCGATCCCTCAAATGTGACGGAAGTGCAGATGTATGTGATCGGCGTCATTGCTTCCGCATTGCTGTATGGATTGAAATTGCTTGCGGCGCGTTTTCCGAAGATCGTCATCAAGCGCGAATGGCTGAGTGTCTTGCTGTATGGCGTGGCGTTGGGACTGTCTTTATTTTGGGGCGGCGCGGTTATTCCTGCCTTCGCTCAATTCAGTGACCCCGTGACATTTGTGGCTGCAGTTTTTGGCTGGATCACTGCGCTATTGATTGCCCTGGCGCCGTCCGTTTCGTTTGCGACGTTGATCTACAACACTTTGCTCAAGCGCGTTTTTGATAACTGGACTGGAAAATAATTTTTATGGAAACGTTCCTCCAGCAAAACGGCTGGATCGGTTTTTTGATCTATATCCTGTGGAAGGAGTTTTTCCCTTTTCTTCGGGACCGTGTATATCCCGAGAACTTGAGGCGGATCAATGCTGATCGAGAGCGGCTGAAAAAACTGGAGGAACGGACCCTTGAGAATGATGAACGCCAGACGCGCGTGATTGAAAGCATGAATAACGCAGTGCATGAAATGACAGTTGCAATTTCAACCAATAATGAGCGTCTTTCTGTATTGTCTATCAACCACAACGAACATGCGCGATTTGTGCAGGATAGCATCACGATCATGCGCGAGAGATCAGCAGAGCAAGCTGGCATGAAGCGCCGCAAAGAAGATATGTAAAAGGAAATAATATGCCTAATCTAACTGATGGAATGTACGAAGCTGTGAGTAATGTAAATATTCGCCGCGAGCCGAGGATTGTTGAATACAAGTTAGGGAAAAACTTTGTTACAAATCGCATTGGTGGTATTGGCGCTGGAACGCAACGCATGATCTATAGCCTGCTTACCAATAAAGCTAACGAAACCTGGGGACGTATTTCTGAGGCGGATTCAACTGGCATTGCAGGATGGGTTTGCATTCAGAACATTAATCGCGTTTTCATGAAACCTGTGGATGAGCAGCCTCAAGTTGTAGTTTTACCGTCGGGGTTGGAGTCGCGCGTTACTTCGCTCGAAGCACGTGTTGCCACGCTCGAAGGAAAATAATGAACAACGGACGTTTGGAAAAACCAGTTTATCAATTGCCGCTTGGTTTTGACCTGGTTGGCATCGAGGAAGCCGCACAGCAGGATGAAAGGCTTTCGAGTGAAGCCGCGCTTACGGCTCTTTCGGCTTTGCGGATGAAAGAGCCGATCATTCAAAAAATTCGCGCCAAAGATATTGAAACCAATAAGGTCATTGAAAAGGATGAGGTTATTGGCGAGCGCGAAGTTGAGCCGCGCTGGATGGATTTATTCAAACGTTTGAATCAAGGCGGTTGGAAGTGGCGCGTGGCTGTTTATATCGCCTGGGCTTCGCAACCGAAGAAATACCGCTGGCCAGAGACTCAGGAAGAGCTTGCAGTCAAATGCCTTGGACTGACTTCAGACCGCGCGATTGCCACATGGCGCAAGAAAAACGACACGATTGACGAAACGATATCCATGCTTCAAGGCTCGATCATCTTCGACGCATTGCCCGATGCGTTGAATGCGATGGTGGAGGTTGCAACTGAGGCTGATTACAAGGGTCATGCGGACCGCAAGTTGATGTTTGAGATGGGCGGCATTTATACGCCGTCCTCGAAGATCACGGCGGAAATTGCGAAGAAACTCAGCAAGAGCAATATGGATGAAAACGATTTGAGCGACGCTGAGTTGCGGGATATTGCAGGTGCGGCACAGCATGAGTTGGAAAGGCGAGCCACCCCCCTGCCTCTGAGTACAGAGGCATCCCCCCAAATCGAAGAACACGATTTGGAGGGAGAAGAGCCGAGCGAGGAACTTGAATAATGGCAAATGCGGCGACACGATTGAAGGTATCACCAAATAGCGCACGGGCAGAAATGGCTCGGCGTGAATTGGCGCGTCGTCATTTGATTGATTACAGTGTTTATGTTGCGCCTTGGTATCAACCTGCAAAACATCATATTTATCTAGCTGAAAAACTTGAGCAGGTGAAGCGATTTATTGAAACAAAAGGCGCTGAGGGTATCGGGCGGTTGTTGATCTGTGAGCCTGCGCAATATGGGAAGACCGAACAGGCAAGCCGCTTATTTCCTTCGTGGTTGCTTGGTGATTTACCCGATACGCGCATCATTCTCACATCCTATGGCGCTGACCTGGCTACGGAAAACAGCCGTTATACGCGGAATTATGTGGGTAGTGATGCTTATGCAAATATCTTTGGCGCGCGCTCTGCGGTTGACGAACCCGTCGAACTCAGCCCCGAGAGCAGATCTGTGGTTTCCTGGAACTTGAAGGGCCATCGTGGATCTGTTTTTGCGGCTGGTGTTGGCGGTGGTATCACGGGGCGCCCTGCGAACCTGGTCGTGATCGATGACCCGTTCAAAAGCCGCGAAGATGCGGAGAGTGAATCGTATCGCAAGAAGGTAATGAGTTGGTATCGCTCGGTCATTTATCCGCGTGTTGCGAATACGCCAGGCGCGGCGATCATCATCATGCATACGCGTTGGGATCAGGAAGATTTGGCGGGTCAACTATTGACCCAGATGATCGGCGATTCTGAATCAGATCAGTGGGATGTTGTGTTCCTGCCCGCTTTAGCTTTGGATGAGGATAAATATCCGAAGACAGAAGCAGAATACCGCGAGAATTTATTACGCGGAATTTACATTCCCATGGCTGCGGATGGCGATCCTTTGGGGCGTGCGCCAGGTGAACCGTTGTGGCCAGAACGATCTGACGCGAAGAAACTTGCGAACACACGCGCAAACATGATGGATCAGGATTTTGAGTCCATCTTCCAGCAGATGCCGCGTATGGCGGAAGGCGAGTTCTTCGATGATAAGGATTTTGGAATTATCGAGAAGGCGCCCGAAGGCTTGCAGTGGTATCGCTATTGCGACCTGGCGTTGGGAATGTCGCAAACCAGCGATAAGAATTCAAGCATCGCTGTGGCTTTCGATGACAAAACGGGCGACCTGATTTTACGTGATCGGATCAAGGTACGCGAGTTAGACGAGTTCATGGCACAGGTCAAAACCGCCATGCTTTCGGATGATGAACTCAATACCGAATGGGGCATTGAAGAGAATGCTTTTCAGTTGCTGGTAGTAAAGGATTTTTTGAAAGACCGCACATTGGTGCGAGTGCGTATCCGCGGCGTGAAGGCTGTTGGAGATAAGGTGGAACGGGCACGCCCCTGGCAGCGTCGCGCAAAGCAGGGACATGTGAAGCTGGTACGCGGGATATGGAATTTGGATTTTATCCGCGAGGTAACTTCATTTTCGCCAACATGCCGCCATGATGATGATGCGGATTCGGTCAGCGGCGGCGTGCAGATGATCGAGGATGACGGCGGGGATATGAAGACTGCGAGCAGTGAAGCGATTGTTGTGAGTGCGGAAGATTTATTTTCAATGCAAGTATGAATGATGAATGATGAAGGATAAAGGATGAAACCAATTCAATTTGAGCAAGCAAATAAAAATCTTTTGAAGCCAGAAGGAATGACTGATGAGGAATGTGGAAGCCTCCCCGTTTTTACTGATGGGAAGGTTTGCATTTCGCTTTGGCAGATGACATGGCGTGAGAGATTATCGGCATTATTTTTCGGAAAGGTTTGGTTATTTGTAACTAGCGGAACCACCCAGCCGCCTGTTGGATTGATGGCGGAGAAACAAATTTTCGGCAAGGAGATAAGCCATGAAAATCGGTAAAGGCAAGTTGATCACAGAGTTGGTGAAGGGGAGCATGGATTACACAATGCAGATGATCCGTGATGCGTTTAGGGCGCAGTTTTCAGTGCCTGACCCAACGGGCGGAATGATGCTGTCGTTTTACATTGTTGAGTGCTTTGCGGATTATGTGATCGTGACCGAATGGGGCAGCACAAGCAAGCTGAAAACCGATGAGTATTACAAGGTGGCGTATTCGCGGAATGGCGAGGTTGTTACGTTCGCAACCCATGATGCTTGGGAAATTGTCGAACTTGCATACCAGCCTCAGAGCGCCATTACCGAAAGCAAGAAGAAAGGCGGCACGCGCTTTGAGGAAGCCATCGAGCCAGGGCGGATCGAGTTGCTTGAGGCGAAGGACGAAAAGAAGGGGACGCGCCGAATTCGGATCAATGAGTTGATCGTGGCGAGTGTTGTGAATGGAAATAAGCGTCTTTATGAACCCGAGATCGTCGAGGCGATGGTTGCCGATTGGCAAACTCATCTTCACGAATCGGCGGGGCAGGGACGTTTGAAAGTACTGACGGGTGAGGCTGATCATCCAACCGATAAAGGCAAGAAACGTACAGAGTTCCTTGAGACAGTTGTCCGCTGGGACAAATTGGATTGGGACGGTAAGCGGCTCGATATTGAGGGCGATCTTATCCTGACCAGCAAGGGACGCGACGTTGAGATCCTGATGGAGGCTGGCGTTAGACCAGGCGGCAGTATTCGTGGCATTGGCGAAAGCAAAGTTGAAAAGGTCAACGGGCAGAAGGTCGAGAAGGTTTTATGGCTCTCGATGAATGGCGTTGATCTGGTTGGTGATCCGTCATTCAAAAACGTGGCGGAATTATCTGAATCAATCAAATCACAAGGAGATGAGGCAATGAACCTCGAAGAATTATTGAAACTTTTACGTGAGAACCCTGATGCGTTTGCAGGTATCACGGAAGCCCAGATGAAGAAAATGGGCGCGGAACAATTGACCAAACTTGAAGAGCAGGTGCGCTCTGCTTTGGGCATTGGCGCTGGTGAGAATATCGCCGAGTCGTTGAAGTCGCTCAAAGATAAGGCTGGCAAGTTTGATGCAAGCCAGGCGCGCGGCGAAGTTGAAACCGCCATCACCGAGGCGACCAAGGAATTGCCGTTTGGCAAGGAATTGAACGAAGCCTTTGTTGAATCCATCAAGGATGCGAAGTTTGGCAGCGCGGATGAGGTGAAGGTGTTTGCCGAAAGTCAGCGCAAGGTGTTTGGGAAGCTCGCGGCCAACGTAAAGCTGAAAGGCATGGGCTTCACTGGTAAGACCGGATTGCAAGTGATCGGTGATGTGCTGGAGACCGAGACTGGCACGCCCGATTTTGCGCGTGTTTCTTTTGAGCTGATGGAATCGGTTCGCAAGCATGAGATGCGCTCCAAGCGGACGCTGGTCTTACGCGCTGAATCCCCCGCCGCTGTGATGACCGAGATTTTGCTGGCGAAATTCGACAAACAGTTTCAGCATCAGTTGATGAATGAAGCTCGCATTTTTGAAGAGGCTGAAACCACAAGCGACCTGAACCTGCCGTACTCGGTCAGCCGCGCCGTGATCGCTGAGGCGTACCCGAACTTGGTGGCTGCCAATGTCTTCGATTTTGGGATCATGGAACAATCCCCGATGAATATTTTTTATGAAACCTTCTCGGGCGAGACAGGTTTCAGCGGTGCCATTACCGATGAAGTTGAAACCGCTGGAGCGGAGGATGTTTGGTATGACCTCGCCCATCCCAACATCATCCCTGGCACAGTTGTTGTGACCAGCAATCCCGCAGGCACGACTTACATCGAAGGCACCGACTTCGTGATCGATTACGAATTGGGCAAGATCAAGGCGTTGACCGCTGGTGACATCGGCGCAAACGATGTGCTGGTGGATTACACCTACCACGCCACACGGCAGGGCGAGAATGCCGAGATCGAGCGCGCGAAGACCACGCTGGCTTACCAGACCATCACCGCCGCCGCTGACCGCCTGGCTGATTCCATTACCAACGAGGCGGTTGTTTTCAGCCGTTCCCAGATCGGTTGGGATGCGACTGGTCGCACGATGGCAAATCTCATCCGCGAATTGCGCCGTGATAAGGATCGCCGCCTGATCGAAAAAGGTTTGATGGCTGCGCTTTCTGTTGCGAGCAATAAGACCGCCGCATGGGATGTCAGTGATGCGGTTTATCTTGATTTTGTGAAGCGGATCGGCGAAGCCAGGGTCAAGGTGGTCAATCGTAATTACACCCCCACATCCCTGTTGATGAGCGCAACCAATTCAGATTACCTGAGCAATTGGGATGGTTTCAAGCGCGATGGTTTCCCGAATGCCCTGCTGAATGCGGCTGGGTTTGTTGGCAGAGTAAAGAGCTTGGATGTCTTTGAAAGCCCTGAAATGCGCGATGCGTTCAACCTGGTGTTGGCTCGTGAACTCGTGATGCACCGCGTCTTCTCGCCGATGACCGTGAAGGGTCCGTTCCCGATTTACAGCAACGGCAAACTTGTTGCTGGCGAACAATATTATGCCGAGGAATACAACGCTTCACTGGCGCCGATTGGCGGCAAGGGCAGTGTTGTCCCGACTCAGGCGTAATCAAATAACCCTCGCCCCCACCCTGCCCTCCCCCAAATAAAAAGATATTTGGGGGAGGGTTCAACGGAGATTTTTTTATGACAACTCTTGCGGCTCTTATAGCTGAATTGCAATCGGAAGTTCCAGCGGTGAACAGTGTGCCTACGACCGCGCAATATACACAGGCGGTGAAGGATGCGGTGTTGGAGTTTTCGCGCAGGTGTGGGTTGGTGAAGATGGCAGATCTGAGCATTGTCGCAAATACTGCGACCTATTCATTGCCTGATGATTTTTTGAAGCTGATCTCTCTTGATAGCCTGACAGGCATGGATGGAGTAATCCTTTCCAATAGCGGGATCATTCCTGTGTCTGCGGATTGGACTGAGGAATATACGATTGCGAATAAACAAATCACATTCAAACCGACTCCGACCTATACCTTGACCCGTGGCTATCAATATAAAGCTGGCTGGGTCTTGACTGGTACAAATCCCAACGAAACGTATGCCATGATAGGCGATGATGAAAAGCAGATCGTGATGATTAAGGCGAAGGGATTGGCGACTGAAAAAATATCCAATGCACAGGCATCCGCTGGTGGGATGAAATACTCCTTCGGCGCTGTGAGCGTGGATAAGGGCGCAGGCGTGGATTCGCTCACGAAGCAAATTTTCGAATTGCATGGCGCTTTCGTGAAGGCGTGTGAGACATATAACGGCGCGACGCTGGGGATTTCGTAATGGCATTTGATTGGGCGCAGGCTCAAGCGGACATGCGCGCCATCCGCGCGGATAACGAGGTGTCGGTGGCGTTGAGGCGTGATGCAACGACACTGGCGGCTCAATTGATGCGGATCGAATATGCGGGCGTGCGTGGGTTTCGTTTGCAATCTGATGCGGCGCGACAGGCGAACCAGGCTGTGTTTATTTTGGGTGAGCCTGATATGAATGTGGCGCTCGATGACCGACTGACATACGGCGGCGTTTTGTTCAAGGTCGTTTTTATCCAGCCGAATCGGTTGGCTTGCACCATTGCCGAGGCAATCGCAATCGAATGACAAATTCTTCTGGTTTTCAATGGGTTGTGGCTCCAAGCCAGCAGTTGATGCCTGCGATTGAAAAATATGGGCGTGATGTGCTGGTGGCAATTCAAGCGGTAGCAAATTACTGGGGGCAGTCCATTCAGGATGCGGCGCGGCAGGATGCAGTTTGGGAAGACCGCACAGGCAATGCGCGTGGCGGAATCTTCTTCGCGGTGGATGGCTTTGGTCTAAGTCCGCTGATGGGTGAGGTGACGCCCGAGGCAAAGAGCGAGATGAGCGATGTGGCAATCGAAAGCGGCGATAAGGATACGTTGATCATCACCCTGGCGTACACGGTATTTTACGGAAAATATTTGGAAACATCGAACGGCGAAACATATGCAATTATTATGACGACCATTGAACAAAACCTTCCCGCGTTGGAACGAATGATACAGGAAATACTGCGCTAAGGATGAATTATGAAGGATGAAGGATGAATTATGCCCACCTTGCTTGATCGGATCAACGCATTTATGAAACCGCCAGTTGTAACCAGCGCCACCACTGCCGAGGGACCTGTGACCAGTTCGGCGGATGCGAGCATTGCGTTCTATGAAAAAATGAAATCAGACCGTGACCGTATGGCGATCATCAAGACCTGCCGCAGAATGTATGACGGCGATCCGCGTGTGAAGAAAGCATTGCGGACCTACGCGACCGATGTGGTGCGCTCTGGCTATTTCGTAAAGACCGAAGACGCGCAGGCTTTGGATGTGGCGCAGGCTTTGCAGAAGCGGCTGGGGCTGAATAAAAAATTACAGGACGCCACCCGCCTGACTGGACGCGATGGCGATTCGTTCTATGAGATCGTGGTGGATGAAAATCTTGACATCGTAAAACTATCGCGCAAACCCACTTTGCAAATACGCCGCAACAGCAATTCGTATGATGAATTCGATAATCCGCAAAAGGCATTTTGGATGACGAACGAAAATTATATGATGGCGGAGCCTCCCAAAGATGCAATCTGGTTTTCAAACTGGCAGATCATTCATATTCGCTTTGAGCACGATGAAGAAAAAAGATATGGAACTCCCATGTGGGCTTCCGCAACTGGCGCATTCAAGCGCGTGACTGAGGGCGAGATCGATATTTCTGTGCGGCGCAAGGTGCGCGCGGGAATGATCTTGCATCATGTGGTTGAGGGCGCGGCTTCGGATGTTGAAACCTATAAAGAAAAGAATAAAGCCGCTGAAGATAACCCGTTCGCGGCGATTAGAAATTATTACACCAATAAGCCAGGCTCGATCACTGCCATTCAAGGCGACGCCCATTTGAGCGAGATCGCGGATATTACGCATCATATCGAAACCATGTTTACTGCCAGCGACATCCCGATGGAGTTGGTCGCTTATGGCGGGGACCTGAACCGCGATGTGCTGGGCGAGAAAAAAGAAGAGTATGACGAAACGCTCAACGATGGGCGCGAGTGGTTGGGCGAAGAATTCTTGAAGCCGTTGCTCGAATTGCAATGGCTTTTGAAAGGCATTTTGCCCGAGAACATCAAGTATGAAATTGTGTGGCGCAAGGCAAAGAATTTGACTCCGATCATGCTGCGCGACCTGGCGGATGGTTTGATGCGTCTGCGGGTGCTGGGCGTGAAAGAGGAGTTGATCCAATCCCTGCTGGCGACGTTTGTGCCTGGCATTGATATTGACATCCTCGGCGGCGATGGCATGGACAGCACGGCGTTTGCAAATAACTTGAAGGGATTATCCATCTAATGTTTATCATGGAAAGTAAGACCACGAAGTTGATCGAAAGGCTTGATGAAGTGGCTTTGGGCAATTTGGACAAGGCTTCTTTCAAAGCTCTTTTGCGGTTGCAGGTTTATTTCACTGGAAGAACGCATGAGCTAATGATCGAGTTCGGCAAGCAGGCGCGCGCGGTGATCGTGGATTATGGCGGGGCGGATGGAACGTTGGGTGGCTCCACTGGCTTTCAGGCTCAGACCAAATTGCTGAAACTTTGGGGCGATACATTCAAGACCTGGGTGGATGAGTTTTTGCAGGCGCGGCGTGAGGCTGTGAGTTTGCCGTTTGGGGTGCTGGCGGTGAGGCACGAAAGGCTAGTAAGACCAGTGATTAGTGATCAGTTATCAGTGATCAGTGAAAGCATTGAAGACGGTGTGTTCAAGCCGCAGATTGAGATTTTGTTGACGGCGGCGGGGGAGCATTTGTATGGTGACTCGTTGAATATCTCTTCGCGCATCTGGCAGATCGATGGGTTGGGACGCGATGCGATCAACCAGGTCATCATGCAGGGCATTACCGATGGGGATTCAGCTTGGAACATTGCGAAGAAGTTGGAAGAATTTTTGGGCGCGGGGCAGGACTGTCCGCGCTGGACTTCAACGAGGTTATATGGACGAACGGCATCTGATAAATCCGCTGGGGATACGACTGGCTTGCTCAGTGGCAATGATTGCGATGGGCGCGGCGTTAGCTATAACGCTCTG